AAAAAGTGCATTTTGTGTATGAAAACCACCTTTTTGATTTTTTAAAGCTATAATAGGAGATAGCAAAATAAACAGAGGTGAAAATCTATGCTTGATACGCAAAAGTGCAGATTCTGCAGGAATGCAGAAGTCAGACACGGTATTATCGGAACGTCATATTTATGTGCCGTACATAATAGCGCTAAGGTGAAAAAGAATTTCTGCTGCGAGAAATTTGTTCAGGATGATGACATGGTACTGGAATACGCTCTTTTCAAAGCACGCGATCCGCATAAAAAGTACGAATGTGGCAATTGTGTCTACAGAGAGGGAATATTAGAAGGTCATGTGCTGTATCACAAATGCCGGTATCTGAACATAACATTCTGCAAGGAATTCTCGCCGCATACAGCCGTTTGCCTGTATCATGAAAGTGGCGGAAAAGAAGCAACGATGAATTTAATGTGCGATTTGGTTAAGCAAGCTCACAGTTACGATAACGGCAATACAGATGGTAATAATGACAAATAAACTTGACAAAGGGTGAAGCATATGTTCAATGAAAAGTGCTGCCTGATGTGTATATTCTATGCAACCAAAAAGAATTGTATCGGCATCAGGAAAAATTTCTGTGTAAGGCACCAGATGAGAGCCGTACCGGGTAATATCTGCGAATATTATATACGGGATTACAAGAAAGTGATGTATTACAATAATTTCAGATATACTCGCGATAACGAATCGAAACACACTTGCGAATACTGCGCAAATCGTGCAGGCAAGCCGGGAAAGACAAAAGAACGCATACATTGGTGCAAAGCAATGAATGTTGATTTTCCCGACGACTTCAATCCTGTGTGGCATACCTGTGACAGCTTTGTTGACGGAGGAGATGACGCATTTATAGATTGTCTGTGCGATGAATATTATGAAGCACTGGAAGAAATGAGAGGAGGAAAAAAGTAATGCCAAGATGGAAAAAAGAGCAGTATATGGATGCATCCGGAGCGTGGAGAACGCCAGATGAGGATTATATTGATTACTCAGGATCATGGAGATCGCCGGACGAGGACTACGTTGATGCGTCCGGCGCATGGCGCTCGGTGAACGATGATTATGTTGATGAAGACGGCAGCTGGAGAAGCCCCGGAGAGCAGTATAAGGATCGTTCGGGTGGATGGCGCTATTGATTTAAATCTAAAGGAGAATTGACAAAATGGATTTTTCGCTTAGTACGATATTGATTATAGTATTTGTTTTCTGCTATTTTGCATTCGGACTTATCGGTGCGGCAAGGTTTGCAGACAACAAGCTCGGCAGGTTTTTCAGCGATCCCAAGAAAACATGGATGAAGGTCGTGTTTATAATTCTCGGTGCATTTGTGTTTGCGTACATAGAATTTGCACGTATCATTATTACGGGAATAATCAAGCTGGTTCAGCTTTTAATCAAAGGCTGGTAACTGTATGAAGATAACAGCCGGTGTATGTAGACGTATTCTGAATGCAATGCCGATGAAACCGCCTGAAATAGGAGGCATTCTCGGAAGCTCAGACGGCATAATAAGCAGGTATCAGCTTGATGATGGGCGTAACAGCGGTTGTGGATGCTTCTATTCACCGGATGTCACCAGGCTGAACACGACAATAAAGGCATGGCAAAGGGAAGAAATTGCATTCAGAGGGATATTCCATACGCACTTTTTCGGTGTCAGTACATTGTCCGAGGGTGATATACGCTATATCAATACCATTATGGAATGTATGCCGTCAAGCATCGAACACTTATACTTTCCGTTGGTCGTGCTTCCGGAAAAGCAGATAGTTCCGTTCATTGCGGTACGAAACGGAAGAACAATTGAAATTACGAAAGATGAACTTGTTATTGTATAAAAGGAGGTGATAGCATGAAAGAAGTAACAGAAATCAGATTACCTGAGGGTACATTCTTCGGTAACTGCCGTGATTGTCGCTATGCCGACTGGAACGATAAGGACCAGTATGGCAGAGTACACTGCGATGGTGGATACGGCGGATATAACAATCCGTCAGACAGAAACGGATGTTTTTACTGGAAGGAAGACTAAGTAGTACGTATCCCAAATATCCAGAATGCAAACGCCCGGAATAAAACCGGGCGTTTCAGTTTGTAGAAAAAGTCTGAAACACCCTCGAAAGGGTGTTTTTAAATTAAATCTTTTTTGCGAGATTTAGCACATAATTCTCAAATTCTGTAGGCAATCTGAGATTATATTTGTCAACATGATACGCAAGGTCACTCCACCATGAGTATTTCCCATCGGAGAAAAGCTCAAGACCGAACAATCCGCTTATTCGTTCATTGGTAAGCCTATCTTTTGCAATTTTTGCTTGAACCATTATACACTTACCTTCATTCTTTAAGTACGAAACAATCTTTTGCTTTTCAGGATAAGATTGTTGACAAGCAGAGTCTTTTATCGACACTCCATTGTTACACCCGTATTCTATAAAATTGCAAAGCCTTATCATATTATCACCTCTTTTTTAGCTTAAAGAAAACATATGTGCTGATATTTGCCTTTAGTGATAATTCAAATGTTGTTCCTGTACAATTAGAAGTCAAAAATTTTGAAAATCAACCAAATGGGCTATATTTGAATGTAATACTAAGCAAAATAAAAAAATCAGCCGTCGTGACGGAGAGTCTTCTCGGCTCAACGACCGACTCTACTCCGCTGATAGCTGATTCTATTATTAGCTTATCACAACTTTTTGCAAATGTCAACCCCAGTGACAAAAGGTTTTTAAAATATGTGCCGGATAACTTCTTATCGACAGAGCAAATTGAAGCAAAGCGTGAAGCTCAGAAGAGTGATTACAAAAATTACAACAGATATGTTGAGGTGTTTGAAAATGACAAAAACGGTAGCAACAACAAATTCTCTCTGAACCAGTTGAAGAAAAAGGCAATCTCATAGCTGTACATAATATCTATACAGATAAACTCGCCAAGTCACTGAAGCTCGGTGGTTTCCCGATGCCGTCTATAGCGGTTATAAAATCTGATATGGGACACGGAAATTACGGCGAATGCTCCTTTGTTTTTGACAAATCAACGATTGATCCGAAAGTTGATAAAAGAAACAAGGCTTATGGTGGTGATGCGTGGACACTTACTTATCCTAGTATAGACAACTTTAAAAATCTCTTACTTGACATATTAGATTTAGTTTGATATAAGATTTACATATTAACGTTTAAACAGCACTTTCACGGTGCTGTTTTTATATTACCCGTTTTGCAAAAATGAAAATCGTTATGGATGAAAAAAACGCAACGTTGACGCCTTGCAAACGCCGAAATAGGCGTTGATACAGAGCATCTGGGCGATATAATTCAGAATGCGTATATGCAGACGGTTTTCGATGTGACGAAGGGTGCGGATTACCGCGCGGCTTTTGATTTAATTCCCGAAAGCCGTGTGAAAGCCATTCTGTCGACCAACTGGAGCGGTCAGATGTTCTCCCGGCGTGTCTGGGATAACACAAACGCACTTGCAGACGGGCTGAAGCACGATATGCTTGTGGGTATTATGGCAGGAAAGTCCGAACAGCATATGGCGGACGATATAATGAGCCGCTGCGGTGTCGGCGCTTTCGAGGCACGCAGGCTTGTCCGGACGGAAACTACCTGCGTTGCGAATATGGCGGAGCTGTACGGCTACAAGGAGCTTGACATTGACGAATACGAGTTTTCCGCCTGCCTTGACAG